ATCCATATTACCACCAGCATCATGAGCAATAGGAAAATACCATTGCTTACCTAGAGCTGCTACTGCAAATCCTACAATATGACCTTTACCTGTTGCCCAACCTGATCCTAATTTTTTAAGTTCAGGATCTTTTGTCTCTAAGTCAATTGCAACTTCATCAGCTTCTCTTAAATCAGGATACTCTGATGGTGCGACCCAATCTGAATCGTTGTATATAAAATTTAATTGATGACTCATGTGTCTTGCATCTGTGCTACCATCTGAGCCCAATCTTCGGTAGCTTTGTGACTGTCTTCTGCTGGTAGTTCTTTTTGTTTGTCTTTATTTTTCTTTTTGAGAATTTCAATTTCCATTTCACAATAGTGAATAATTTTTTCAAGGTCTTCAATACCATTTTTATCTTCATATCTTACTCCGTATCTAATTATGTTGGCTTGAAAAGGATTGAGATTATTTTCTCTGATAAACTTCCAAGGTTCGATGGCATACTTCTTGTAGTGAGTTCCACCTATTTGCTTTTTAGACATAGTTACTTTTATACAATTTATAATATTTACTCAAGGGAAAATGATATTTGTGGTATGTACCGAGCAAGTGCAACGTGTTTATGCTTCTTGTAACACCTGTATACCAAACTCTAAGTTCTTTGATTCGTTCATCTAAATTCTTTCTATCAAAATGTGATGGGAAGTTACATTTAGCTGATATCACCACATTGTCAGCTTCACCGCCTTTAACTTGGTGTATTGTATCTATAATGATTCGTGCTTTGATATCGAGGTTTACTTCACTCTTTAGAAGCTTTCTAAAGTAGTTTTTCTCTTTGTCTTTGAATTTTCTTTGAAAGGCATCGAGCCATGATTTTCTCTCTTCAACCATACCACCCTGTAAGTGTAATTGTTCAAAATTAAATACTTGGTTTGGGTGAGCAAAGCTCCATTTCTTGCTGTCCGTTGACCGGTAGCCGTGATCTATATTTAATAAATATGTATACATGTTGCAGGCATCTTCTCTTGTAATAGATCCACCATCACAAACAGATTGCCAATCCTGAATAGCTTTCCATTGATTAATATCAAATGATTTGTTTCCACGCATATCTTGAAAGTATAATCCTAATTTTCTAGCTTCGTCCTGCAGCTCTTTCTTTACATCATTGATTCTTGCAAGCACCATCCAAGATCCTTGTATCTCCCAAGGTATTTTTTTAAGCGTGCTCCATTTATAAATCTCTCCATCTTTACTGTTAGATGTAAATTCTTTTTCTACTCTATGACCTTCCATACCATTCAAAATACATTTAGAAAAGAAATGTACTTTCTTATTCAATCTTCTAGACTCTTTTAATATTTTTACTTTACCAGGAAACGTTTGAAAGAATATTACATCCGCACCGTTCCATTCATAGATAGCCTGATCATCATCACCTGCAATATAAACTTTGTCTGCATTCATAGCTAACTTCACAACCATGTCCCATTGTAAAGGTGTAAGATCCTGAGCTTCATCAACCATCAATACTTTAAATGGTATAGGTAAACCTGTATCAATATACTTCTGTACCATGTCAGTAAAATCTAATCTGTCATTTTTAAATTCACCAGGTAAAGCTTCGTAAGTTTTATATTGTTCGTAACCTGCAATGATAGATTTGAATTGCTGTAGTCTAACTCTTTTTCTTGGTTCCTTTTTATAAAGATCTATTGGGTCCATCTTCATGTTTCTTGCTCTATCGTAAATTTGTAAGGACCAATTGTTGTAAACTTTTTGATCATCCCAAGTTGGTTTGTAGTTTATCTTTACAGTTCCATATTGTGTATGAAACTGCAGCATGTCTACCTTTGGATCTAGCACAGGAATATCTGCAAATTGTTGTCTTGCTAAACTATGTAATGTTCTAAAGTATTTAAAATCATCTTCATCATAACCTTTGAATTGTTTTCTAACTCTATCTCTACACTCTTCAACAGCTTTGTTTGTAAATGATATGTAACAAATCTCATCAGGAGATATGCCACGTTTTAGAAATCGTTCTACTCTTTTTAAAAGTCTATGAGTTTTACCTGTACCTGGTGGTCCAAAAAACTTAATTGTTTTCCCATGGAGCTTTTGCTTTATTAAATTTGACATCTTTGTTTCTATGTTCTGTTTGTTTTGGCAAAGTTGCAACCCAGTGTCTTGCTTGTATACCTTGGAATTTTGCTTTCTTCTCACAACCTGCTCCTTGTAAAAATATAGTACAATCTTTTTCTGACCAATTGTAGCCTTGTTTTTTCATAAACTGCCTGAAAGTCTCAAGTTTAAATCTAATTTCATTACCGTCTTGAAAAATATTATCATGTTCTATTTGATCAAATTCTGTAATGGTGTCAGTGTCTTCAAAGAATTTTATTATTCTTGTATTAAATACTTCTTTTTTCTCTTCTTCACCATCAAAACCTTCCATATCTTGTTTGTTAGATATTAGTTCTTCTAACCAATCTCTGTATGGATCAGGATCTCTTTTGCTTGGTTTCAGTGGTCGCCAAACGATATCGTAGTTAAGTAATCTTTCACCAAGTAATTGTTGTTGGTAAAGCTGTTTCGTATCTAATTTAACGACTTTACCTTGAATAGGTAATAACCAGTAAGGATCAGGATATGAATTAACTTTGATAAGCTTACCTACTTCAGGGATAGCTTCATTCAAACCTATACCATACTTACGTTTTGCACATTGTGTAGATCCATTACAATACATTCTAGCTACTGATGTTCCACATTTATAAGAATAATCTTTTTTATCTACTTGTTCTATTACTTTGGAAATTTCTTTTGGATTTAGCGGAGGAACGCATATCTTAGTATTTAGGTCTCTAAGTTGTGCCTCCCAATAATCTTTATCTTCATTTAATTTTTTACATAAAACACCTACGTTGAACATAGCATCATTACGACCTTCGCCTTCTCTTACTTGGTTTCTAATAAATTTGTTTACACAATTAGGCCATTGTTTTTCTTCGGTGTCCGTTGCTGTTTTAAGTTTTTCAAACTGTTCTTTAGTAATTACAAATTGTTTTACGTATTCTAAATATTTATCAAATGTTAAACTTTGTGCGTTATCATCCATTGCACATCGTGTTGGAAACTTTGCATTTTGGTAAGGTAGATTTACAAACTGTCCTTTTTGTTTATCGTCCCACTTCTCAGGAGTTAGATCTACTGTATCTTGTGCAGGAAATATATCTGTCTTTGCATCATTAACTCCAAGATCAGATGCAATCGCTATCATCTTCTTTCTCATTTCAGATGCAGCCACAGGTTCAGATAAATGTAAAATTAAATGTAAGCCATTTGATTTAGATCTATAAGGTACAAATGGATACTTTCTTTCTCTAATTGTTTTTATAAATTTTTTATGATCGATGTTGTATCTATCAACATCAATAACACCCCAACTTGCTGTGGAGTCGTCTCTTATTGGAACAGTTCCAAAACTGTCTTTACCTTCTAAATGGTCAAGCCAATTTTTATCTGTCATAGGGATAGGGTTTATCCAACTACGCCATTCATCTTTTCCGTCAGCTCTTTTCTTACCTAACTTCTTAGATTGTCCGTGATATGTATCAGACCCCTGGAACAGCTTTTTAAACTGCTCCAGGGATTTATTAAAATCCATAATTAGAATGGTGTTTTAACTGATTCTTCTTCTTGGCCGTGTTTTACTTTAACACTTCCACTCATCAAAGATTGTCTAAATTTATAAGATCTATTTACTAGGCTCTCATCATTTACCAATCCTTCAGATGTAATCTCCCAACCATACCAAGAACCAAGTTGGTTTTTCTCCAACACAGTTTTTAGTCTATACTGTTGAGTGAATGGTGCTGGTCTGAAGAAACCTTTGCCATCTTTTTTAGGTACTTGCATCATATTCATCATTGAATTCCACTTCTTAGATTTTTTTCTTTGAGTAGATTTCATTGTGATCAATGCTTCGCTGGCCATACTTTCTTCGACTACGACTACAAAGTGAGACGCTGTCTCTTCAATATAGTTACCGGACTCTAATCTATCTTTACCGTCATCACCTCTAGTTGTTTTAGACATGATATCACTATCAGCAGGATAGATATTTCTAGGTGCATTACTACCTTCTTGTCCTCTGTCTGCCCATTCAATGTATTCAAACTTGTAATAAGCAGGTATTACCAAGATACCTTTGTTACCGTCATACAGTTTATCTGTAACAGTATTATAGATCATTCCTGGTTTTGCAGCTTCTATATATTTAGAATCACCAGCTGTAACTTGTGGCGACAACTGTCCTAAAATTTTTAAGAATGGTAACTGCAACGATTTGCTATCAATGTTTTCAAAACCTTGATCAGCAAACTTTTCTATGTCGATTGTTGCTACTTCGTTTTTCTTTTTTGTAGCTACGTCTTTTCCGTTAGACATGTTTACTCCTTCGTTTTTAGTTTTGCTTTATTTGCAATATAGATACCAAATAAATCAAACGGGAGTTCCTTTCCTTTTTCAACTTGTTCTCTTGCAAACGCTTTAAGAGTCATAGGTTCAACTTTTTGTTTCTGCAAGTATTTAAACCCAAACTGCTCACAAACTTTTACTAGTTCTGCAACTTGATTGTCTTGTCCTCTGTTAAAAGTAGTAGTAACCGTATTTTTAATAAGATCACCGAAACCTTTATCTCGAAGCCAACTAAAAGCTTCTTCGGTACGACTCTCAGGTATTCTTGCCGAATAAAACGGCTTAACTTCAACTTGTGTACCATCAGCAAGTTTGATCGCATTAACACCAGCTTCTTGCATAAGCTCTGGTATTTTACGTTCCTGATAATCTCTGTATTTAGCTTTTTTTACGGAAAGATTTTCCTCAGCTTGTTCTATCTCAGCCTCCAACTTTTTCATTTCATTACAAGCATCCGAGATTGATTTCGTGCTCGCAGTATCAACTTCTAAATTTGAAAACTTTTCGATATCCATATCTGATTCGGGTTATAGATTATTCTCTTGCAAAGTCAAACAGAAAAATATACAAGGGCTTTGGATATGGCAAAATGGAAATACCCTTATAAGACACAACCTTATGAACATCAACGTAAAGCATTAGCCGAATCGGCTGATAGAACAACTTATGCTTTGTTTATGGAGATGGGTACAGGTAAAACTAAAACTACAATAGACAACATTGGTTACCTATATTTAAAAAAACGTATAGATGCAGCGCTTATTGTTGCACCAAAATCAGTATACACAGTTTGGAAAAACGAAATAGAAACTCACCTACCAAATGAAATAGAAAGATCTGTATTTGCTTGGAAAGTAGATAAACCTAAACAATATAAAAAATTCTTAACACAAAAAGATAAAATGAAATTTTTTCTAATAAACGTTGAAGCGTTATCAACAAAGAAAGGATTAGATGAATGTAATAGATTTCTTACAAACCAACCAAATAATATAATGGTGATTGATGAATCAACGACCATAAAAAACCCAAAAGCAAAAAGAACAAAAA